CGCTCGGTCTGCCCGATCCCCTACCAGCCTGGGCAGCGTAACCAGAGTCAGCCCGACCGCAAGCAGCATCAGCAGTGCCCCGCCGCGGTCATACAGCGGGGACGGCACCGGCATCTTCTCAAGTGATGCCCGCTGATCCGGCGTCGCGATCATCAACGCCTTGCGGTGCAGATAACGGTCGTAGGTTCTCAGCCCCGCAAGAATTGCACCAGCCAACGCCACAAGGGCAGGCGAGAAGATGCGAGCCAGCTCAAGCCAGTTATTCATAATTGAGGTCCTATCCGCAGCCCCACCGCTCGGGCAGCTGCAATGCCAGCACGATTTATCTCGTCCACGGGCTGCGGCTTGACCACGGGGCCGAACCACTTTCGCGACCCGGGCAAGATCGTGATGCTTACGCCCTTCTCGGTGCCTCCAGATCTCGCGCAGTCAGGAATCCCGAGCGCCAAACATGCGGCAATCGAGAGCTCCAGCATGTGCCCAGCGGGCCCGACATCGAACGCCTGCGCCCAGACTCGCCGCTCGCCGAACTGCACCAGCGCGACATCGCCCAGCTGCACGCGCCAGGGGCCGAGTCCGCGACCCGGAAGCACGAATCCAGGAAGTGCTGCTGCGTCGAAATACCGCCGAGCGTCCGTGTCGCGCCATCGCGGATCGATGAGCGCCGTCGTGCTCATGTAGTAGCCAGGCGCCGGCGCACCAGCGGGCTGGATGTAGCCCTCTGGCGAATCTTCGCGCACGAGCCAGCCCACGGGGCGTCCGCGGTCGAGCCCGTTCTCCGGTGCGTCCAGCCCCAGGGGGATGCGGCCAGGAGGTAATCGACCGCGATCGCCCTGATGGTAAGCGGCCAAGGGCACGCTTGAGGCGCCGGGCTCGATGTGGATCTTGAGTTCGCGAGCGCGAGCCGCGTTGCCGCGAGTGATCCCGTTGGCACCGTCTGCGCAGACGCTAACCCCGAGGTCGCGCATCACCAGCCACAGCGGCTCCTCGGCGCGGTCTGCCCAAACTACATGACCGCCGATCGCGCCAAGCTGCACCAGCTCGGGATCGCTCGGCGGGGTGATATCGGGGCGGCTCTCAGTCATGTCCCCGACCTGCAGACACCGGGGGTTGAGCGGTGCAGCTGGCGAGCCATAGCCCGAGCAGGGCAAAGAGACAGCGTAGGCGTATCATTAAGTCACCACTCCTATGGCAGTTGACGTGGTTTGCAGAATCCGCCGATGACGTTGTGTCTGGCGCAGATGTACTCTCTGTCTTCTGCCGTGTAGTTGAGATCCGCCGTCCGGCACGCGATGTTCGAGGTCATGACCGCCCGGCTGGTGCAAGTACCCGCCGGAGGCTCGCCCCCGATGTGATCGGGCCGGTTTGCGAGTTCGTGACCCAGCTCATGGGTAGCTATCTTGAGAACATCACTTGAGGAATAGCTCGCGAGTAGTGTTGCCGAATGACAAAAATATATTTTCCCACTCCCAGAGAACGGTACGAAAGCCTGAACTCCTGGCTCGACACACTTGTCACCGTCAGTATCTAGGATATTCAAGACTTGACCAGCGCGCTCGTCTACCGTGACTGTGCCGCCAGCTCGTCCAATCGCATCACGCATGCTGGCCCGCACCATATCGGTCTTGGGCATCGTCGGTGATAAGAAGATATAGAACGGCGTATCGAGATTCCACCGCGGCCCGCCGTCGATCGTGTCAGGTGGCGCATAGTCAGAGCAGGCAGATACGAACGTGCACAGAAGCGGAAATACTCGCGCTATCTTCATCATATCAACATGCTCCTTAGTTGGATGTAGGGATGAACTGTGCAGTAATAATCATGGCCGGAGTAGCCCACGTCTGCGAAAGCTGAAATAATATCAAGTCCCCGGCGGCAACCGCGAGCGATCCGGCGTAGACACCGAACGCCACTCCTGATGTGACAGGAATAACTGCGGCTGTTGATGCATACGAAGGAGACGATAATTCGGCTGACCGATACGCCGTTGCGTTTGTAGTGACGCCATTGACATACACCGCTTGCAAGCGGAAGTTTTTAAGCGTTCCAGCGCAAGGCGCTTTCCATGGGATTGGTCCGTTTTCAGCTCCTATGTATGCTCCTTCGGATATTCCGAATGGGCCTGCATAGTATTTTGCAAGCCAATTGGTCAACTGCCCGTAGGATACTAACGTAACCGACCCGCCAGACGGAAGCGCATCAATCTTGGTCTTGTCCGCTCCCGTCAGGAACCCAGCCGCGCCTGCCGCTACCGCGTTCGCATGCAGCGCCCCGCCCAGCTGGTTTCCGTGGGCGTGGACATGATCGGAACGCGACGAGGTAGCAGCGACACCGGCGGACGCCGTGCCGATGTCGGCGGGGGCCGCGTTCGACAGTGCGACCAAGGCAGCCGTGATCGTGTTGAGCTGCGTCTGTATGGACGAGGTGACCCCGTTCAGATATCCGAAAACGGTATCGCTAACCGTACCGGTACCGATCTTGGTCGCCGGAATTGAGCCCGGGATATAGGCTTGGCCGATGGGCTGCGAGCACGGAACCTTGGCGCTTCCCTGGTTGCAGACAAGCTGCGTCTGTGCCGAGGCCGGCGCGGCAAGAGCGAGCAGAACAAGGAGAGAGCCGAGAAACCGTTTCATGGGAAATACTCCGCGCCGGCTGCGCCGACAGAGAAATTGGCACCGTCGTAGGTGCCGCAGATGGCCGACCAGATGCCGCCGGATAGCGAGGCGCGGGCCACCATGACCCCGCTGGCGTTTGGGTACAGCGGAACGTCCTGCGGCCAGCCGGTGACTCCCACGGGAGCTAGACCTCCGTTTCCGTAGTAGGTCACGCTCGCCGCCGCCGCGCCGCCTGTGACGCACATGCCGCCGCCGATCAACGCCTCTGCGCTGGCCTGGGTTCCGTCGTGCACCGTGAGGCCGGCGGCCAAGCGGACCACGAACCGATTAGCTGCAGTCAGAGCAGCTAGGGTGCCGGTCGGGGCGCTGCCGGCGGGTCCAGGGGGACCAGGTGGCCCTGCAGCCGCCGGTGGGTACTCCTCGAAACCCCAATAGTCGCTGCCGCCGCTCATGGTAACTCCATTTCGGAGTTAGGCTTGCGTCCAGCGAGAGGGAGTACAAGGAGCGCATGCTAGAGCATGCTGACTAGGCGCAGAGGCGGGAGCGGATGCCGGGGCGGCGGATTCCCTGGACGCTGGAACGACGCCCAGAGCCCGACGACGGACAGCACGATCACGAACAGCTGCGCGGCCAGGCGCGCGCGAGCTTCCCTGCGCTGCTTCCTCAGGAGCCGGTTGGCCGCCCATCCGAGGGAGTGGTTACGCATGAAACACCCGCTCGCCCTTGCAAAAGAGCTCGACCGCCAGCGCATGCAGATGATCCCAGCGCCCGAGCTCCTCCGCGATGACCGCCGGCGCCACGCTGCGGATCTTGGCGCGCGCCTTCAGGTCGATGTGGAAGCGGTCGCGGTGCTCGCGAAAGAGCTTATTCCATCCGCCGCGGTAGTCGCCCGTGGCCTGGCAGTAGTCGCGGACGATGCGGTTCGTCTCGGCGCGCCGGCTGAGCGGTGGTAGCTGCATCACAGGCCCGAGCGGTTCCCGCAGCGCCACCTCGGCCGCTTGCTGGGCCGCGAGAAGCTGGTCGACCTTTGGCGCCCTGCTCGTCCACCTTGACCGCCTGCATGGTCTGCTGGCGCGCGAGCTCAGTCTGCTGCATCGCCAGCTGCTCCTGCTCGGCCTTCATCGCCTGCAGCCGCTGCGCCAGCGCCAGCGTGTGCTGCATCGAGGCGGCCGGAGCTGTCGCCACCGGTGAAGCGGGGCTCATCGGGGCGCTGCGCTAGCGCCACCGCGGCCGCGCCGTTCCCCGCCCTCGCCGCCATGTACACAGCGATCAGACGCTTGAGCTGCGCGGCCGCGGCCTTGGTCCGGCACTTGGCCGCGATATAGAGCGCCTGGGCTTCGGTCAGGTAGTAGACATCGAAGGCCGGCCCATCCTGGCCCGGGGTGCGCTCTTGGCGGGAGCGCACATCGCCGAGCTCGTCGGAGTGGGCCGCGATGAGCTTGCGGATGTTGCGCGGCCGCGCGAGCTCGAGCGCCCGGCCGATGTCCAGGTCCTGCATCGCCTCCTCGCCGCGCTCGTTGCGGTAGGTCGGGTACTCGGTGCCTTCAATGGTCACCGCGGGCAGTCGGATAAGGGCTTGGGCAGTCATACGAAACTCCTAACCACCGCCAGGAACTCGACATCGTCGAGCCCGAGCAGGTGCTTGATGGTGTAGCGCTCCTCGTCGAAGCACATGAAGCGGGCCTCTGCGACTTCGATCGGGCTGGCGCCGTCCGAGGTCAGCAGCGGCATTGCGAGCTCGCCGGAGTCGAGCAGGAACAGACCAAAGCGCAGAATCTCGCTGCGGTCTTCCCGCTCGATGAACGTGGACACGAAGGGCAGTTCCCACGGACCCGCGAAGGTCTTTTGGTAGAAGGTCCCGCCATCGCGCCAGATCTCGCCGATGACACGCTCAGAGGCGCCGCCCACGGGCTCGGCGTCCAGGTGCTGCGCTGGGCGGTTCACGCCAGCTCCCGCATCGCCTGGACCGCGGCAAGCTCGCCCTTCGCGGCGGCGATCGCCAGGCGCTGCATGCCCAACCAATGCCAGACCCTGCCTTATATGCTGTGGTGACACACGTCCGAGCTCTTGGTGCGGAGTTCATTTTCATCCATGCGCATAGACGTATCAACGGAATCGCTGAGAGTCAAGAGCGGGTTTTTCTTGACTCTCAGCAGCCCCGCAGAGTATCCGCCTTCCATGGCCAACCAAGCATACTACCTGTTTACCGCTATTGCTCTGTCTGCTTCGCTGTCTGGATGTGGGGGAGTGCCACCGATACCACCAGACGGACATGATTCAATTACGGGTATTGTGCCGTCGGAGTGTGACCAGTACTCGTTTCTTGTCGCATTTCAGCGCAGCCCCATGGTGACAGTGAACGAGATCAACTGTGAACGCCGGATGAGCCCGGCCGATTGGATCGTTCAATCGTTCACCGAGTACGGCAACGGTAAGACTACGGTGACCTATTGGGCAAACTCCCAGCCGGTTCGCGTAGAGGGGGAAGCGCCAGACTGCATCAAGACAGGTCTCCGCGAGATGCTTCCTCGTGCTCCCCTGACCATATCGGAATGCACCAGGACGAAAATTCGCTAATATCCATTCAGCGAAACAAAGAACGGGCTTATCGCGGTCGCGTCGAGTTTTACACCGGCATTTGGGTCTATCGTTACGATATTAACAGCGGCCCGCCCCGAGCCATCATCTGCAATATCAAGCACGTTTCCCACGAAACCGTGGTCGACGACACTTGGATTAATTCCCATAGTGACCTCAACAAATGAGGTAACCGGGTCAGTCAAGCCAGGCTGAAATACGATGGTATAATCGCCCATCGCGTTTCTGGCCAGAGACCGGCAGTTCCAGCCGCGGTCGAGAACCATCGCGGCGCCGTCCCAATACCCGCGCGCCCAGCCAAGGCAGACGCTATCCCTGAACATCACACCAGACGCATACGACGTGGTCGGCGCCGATGTTCCAGAACCCGTCGCACCGGTTACCTGCATCGAGCCGGCCGGAGGCGTAACAGTGTTGCCGCCCTGCGCATCAATCACTAGCGCCCGGAGCGACTTCTGTACCGCTCCCGCGAAGTCCCCGATGATGGCCGCGCGCAGCCCAAGAAGCAGGTCCTTGAAGCGCTTGATCGAGATGTTCACCGGCGCCTGGGCTGCCGCGTTGCTGTCAGCGGTGACAATCGGGCCGTCGGTCACCGTAAGCAGCGGGTCGGCATTGGTTCCGACGTCGGTACGCGCAGGAAAGGACGGCGTCCCGTTATATTGAGCGAGGTCTGTTCCGGCCATCAGGGCACCAGGGGGCTGTAGATGTAGTAGGGGTTGAGGGCGTAGCTGGGGCGGATGCGCTCCCAACCTTCGTTCATGGGATAGATCGTGTAGTTACCCGTCGGGAGTAGGTTCACATCCAGGCCGCTCGTCGAGTCGAGAAAGACCACGACAAAGCGGCAGCTGGTATGCGCGGGCTTGCAGAGCTGAATCACGCGCGTCAGCTCGGCGAGGTAGTTGTTGCTGTTCGGGTTGCCGCCCCACCATCCATCACCGGCGCCCCAATGCGAGCCACTGTCGAGCCAGCGCGTGGGCCCCACGGACTGCAGCGGGTTCGGCGCGAACAAGGCGACGAAGAAGAAGTTGCCCCGGCCGCCGAAAACGACATTTCCCGCACCGGCGCCGGCGTCCACCAGGTTGCGCCAGTTGACCACTTGGGAGTTAGGATATCCGAAGTGCGCGAGCTCGCCGGCCATCCCGCCGCGGGTCCCAAATGTGTTCCAGCGCGCCAGGGGGTTTCTCAGGTAGGCGCGATAGGTGTCGTCGCTGTCAATGATGGCGCGACCAAGACCTCCATAGGTCTCCCCGAGCGGGTTCAGCGCATCGGCTGGCGCCGTTTGCGACCCGTGGCAGTAGGCCGCCGACTGAAACGCCGTCACGAGCCGGTCCCAGGTGTTGGCCATCGCCCGCAGAAAGGTGTACGTGCGCCGGTGCTTCACCGGGTTGTCCGGCGGCTCAGGCTTCGCCCACGTAGGGTACGCGGGCGAGGTGAGCATCTCTGCGAAGCTCTGCGGGTTGAGCGTCTCCTGGGGCATCAGGGCGCCGCCGTGGGTACGATCGTGCTCGTAGGAATGAGCAGGTCATTGTAGCCTAGCGACACTGGCGCGGCCGGCGTAGCGAGCACGACATCGAAGACCTGCGACGGGTCATAGAACACCGCCCGGGTGAACTCCGAGATAGGAACCGGGCTCGATGCGTAGCCGCCGATGGGCACTCGATACTGAAACTGCTTCAGACTGTTCGCGATGCCTGCCGAAGCAACAGACAGATACGGTGAGTAGACCTGTACGGCTCCGGTTACGGTGACCGGGTAGACGACCACGCCGTCCACATAGAGCTCGATGTCGAGCGGGACTTTCGGCACGGTGTAGGTGTAGACGGCCACCCGAGCATCGGCGCTTACGGGGCCGTCTAGCCCAGATACCACGACAGTGACGTTCTGATTCCCGAATACGCCGTGCATGCTGTTCGGCAGCACGGAGACCTTCTGGACCTCCTGTGACGCCGTGAGGGCCCAATAGGTGTATGCGCTCGCCGTGCTGCCCGTAGAGAGGACGCCCCACTTGGCCATAAGCCGAGTCGCATAGCGCTGGTCGGTCTCTTCGTCATAGCCGCCGGTGGCGTTCGCGGCGTTCGTGACAGTGATTCCCAAGATATTCGGGCTCACCAGCTGGGAGATGTTGCCGGCTCCGACGTTGTAGGCGCTCCCGGCTTTGTCTGCGCGCACCGTGGCCAGGGTGCTTGCTGGCCCGGCTGGCAGGGTGATTGCCACGACCGACGTGTAGCTCTTGCCGTCCGTGGTCGAGACCTTGATCGGCACCGGGCCGACCGGGCCCGCGCCGGCCGGGACGTTGATCGTCATGATGGCAGTCGCGAAGCTGGCACCCTGCCGCGGCTCGTCGAAGTAGTCTTGCCCTAGCCAGTCAAGCCACCGGCCGCTGGCGTAGCGCAGGAACGCAGAGCCCGCGAACCCCGCCAGGATCTGGTAGAGCAGCGACGCTTCGATTCCCTGGCGATACAGCAGCGTGCGATACGGGCCGCCCGGTCTCCAGTTCGCAGTGCGCACCGACACAAGCGAGGGGTCGGGCGGGTTGGCGATGAAAGCGAGCGAGTCGTTTACGATCTGCTGCGCACTCTTAGGCAGTAGCAGCTCTGCCAGGCTGATGATCGAGACGGCCATCTATGCGACTCCGAGCCGGGAAACGTAGAGATTACCGACGGTGTCAAGGGTGCATTGGAAGCTGAATGGATAGGGCGAAGCGCCTACGTAGATCATGGCCTCGACCGTCAGCGCGCCGGTGTCGCCGTTGGCGGTGAGCGCCACTGTGCAGGTATCGACCCGGTCGTCGCGCTCGGCCTGGACTTCCATACTGACCTTCAGCGCCAGCAGTCCGGCCTTGTCGAATCCGCGGTTGAGCGCGCGCCGCAGGTCGATGCCCCACTCGGCACCCTCGACCGTTCCGTCAGCGATTCCAGTGGGCTGCGTCCACCCGTCGATGATGTCCTGAATCAGGCAATCAGCATCGACCGCCAGCGATTCATCTTCGTTGAGGTCAGGCAGGATCGCGATGTCCTGCCCGAGGTAGCTGTAATTGGGCTGGTTGAGGTCTTGAATGACGATCGCCATCAGCCACCCTCCAAGATCGTCGTCAGGTACTGACCGGCCGTGCCCTCGTAGCTGGCGATGGCCGCACGGATAGCGACGAGGGCCACGCGGATTGCAACGGCCAGTGGCTCGGTAGGCGCTGCCGCCGTCGGGATGGCATCGATAGCGGCCTCGATGGCCTGGTCTAGGGTCTGCTCTGCATCGCGCTGGTTTTTGTTCACCAGCGGCAGCGTTCCAAGCGGCGCGCTCGCACCGATCTTGATCTTGCTCGCCTGGCTCGACCCAAAGGACTGCAGCACCGGCGCCGCCGGCGTGCCACCCTCCCAGCATGCTACCGCGCGCCCATTCGGGAGGAGGTCAACTTCGGTGTCGGGCAGCCCGAGGCGTATCGCAGTGCGACGGTAGGGCGGGAAGGCGCTGCTGTCCGGCTGAAATTCTACCGTGCTGCCGCTCTGGCTGTTGATGCGGCCCGGGATGGCGCGCAGGTAGTCAAGGCCAGCCCGACGCAGCCAGCCGCCAAACAGAGCATAGAGCGAGTTCACCGGGCCCGGGGCGAAGGTCACGAGCGCGCGCAGCCGGTCGGTCTGCCACGTGTAGATGACCTGGCGCAGCGTCAGCCCATCGATGATCTGGTCAGGCTCAAGGTCAAACGTCGTCAGGTCCCAGGCCGCCTGCCCGGTCTCTGGCGCGATGTCAGTTACGATGTAGTCAGGTGCATCTACTGCGGCCGGCGCTGGCACACCGAGCCATACAAGCCCGTCCGCTCGGATGCGCCAGACGATGCCGCCTCCGAGGTAGTCCGCCAGCGCAGCCAGCGCGCCCCCGCAGCTGCCCGCGGTGCAACTCCATTGTGTCAAGAAGCGGCTCAGGAGGTCGGCGCTGATATCGGTCGCCATGACCTCGCCGGCCTGCCCCAGGATGTAAGCTAGGACCTGTTGAACCGTAGCGCCCTGGTCGAAGCTCTGCGGCTCGATAGGATTGGCCAGCGCGCCAACCTGCAGCCCGCCGGCGCCTCCCACGATCCGGCAGCGATACCACCCGCCGGACTGCCCAGACAGCGTGATCGTAGGATCCGAAGGGTCCGCGACCACCGAGCCGCTGAAGGTGCGACCGAGGCAGACAAGCGACACTGCACCGGTCGGCACCTCGTCCGCGTCCAGGTCAAGCTCCGCGGTCCAGGCCCCCTGATAGGGCAGTTTCAAATCTCCGCGCTTGACAGGGTTATCATTGAGCAGGATGTCGGTCATGGGGCCCCCCGCTCGAACAGGCCAGCTGAGAAGCGCGCGGTCGGGTCCCCTGCGCTGGCGATGGACTTTTGCTGGAACGGGGAGTAAATCACCGGCGACTGATTAGCCGGGCGCGCCGGAGGCGTCGAGACATTGCCAAGGGTGCCCTGGGCTCCGAGCGTCAAAAAGAACCCGACCGCCTTATCGGCGCCGCTCGTGTCAAGAAATAGTTGGTCAGTCGGGCCGCCAGGTGGCGACTTTTTCGGCTTGGTGCCGCTGCTGCCGTTGCCGTTGATCTGCGTCTTAGGCCCGACGATCTTGAACCGGAACTCGTGAATGTACGGCCGGTCGCCGGTGTCGCTCGTCGGCTTAGGCAGCGGCGCCGCGAAGAAATACCCGAGCTTGATCCCTCGCGCGTAGAGCTGCGGATGGGACACTGTCACGATCGTCAGCCTCGACAGTGACCGATTGGGGTCCATGTACTTGAGGTAGAACTCATAGAGCAGCCGGTAGACCGCGCCGTTTGTGGTCTTGATTTTGATCGTGCACTCGGTCGGCTCCAGCCCGTTGTCGGTGAGCAGGTCACGCGAGCCACCCTTGCTCTTGGCGTGATCAACGTCCCGCTTCCGCTCGCCGTCGAGGGGGAGGCATATCCCCGGGCACAGCTCGCCGCCGATGTAGATTGAGTTCCACGCGGCCGGGCTCTCGGCGGCAACTTCGAGTGTGTCCGTGAAAAGGTCGTCAATGACCCGCTGAAACGACCCGTCTGCAGCTAAACGAATGGCCATTAGGCACCCTGCGCAGTCAGGCGGCCGAAGTAGCGATCGAGCTCGATCTCAAGGCGCGCACCGATCATTGGCCCCACTGCCGCGGCGAGCTCCGCCGGGTCGTTGCTCGTCTGAATCGGGAAGGTGTAGTAATTGTTGATCGTCGCCGATGAGCCGGCCCGCTCCGAGGCGCGCGCAGCCGCAGAGACCGTGTAGCCATCGCCGGCAGACACTCCGCTGGTTGCCGCGGCGCTCAGCAGCCGGGATGCGGCGGTCACTCGACCCGCTCCGCCCGCAATGCCGCGCGCGAAGCCCTCGGTCGTGTTCCCGCCGAGCGCCATCATGACGCGGCTGGGGCTCTGAATGCCCAGCTTGCCCTTGACGGTATCGACGGCGCTCGTAGCCAGATTCCCGACAGCGTCATAGACACCGCCCGCTGTCGAGCGAATGCCATCGACCAAGCCCAGCACCATATCGACGCCGAGCCTTTTCCACGCCCCAATGTCGAATATGCCAGTAAAGTTGTAATCCGATATCGCATCGCGGACTGCGGTAGTCAGTTTGTATAGCTGTCGAATTGGCCACGTCATCGCTTGGCCCAAGTAGATAAACGAGGTCGCTACTACGTTTGCGTAGAACTTCAATACATTCATGAAGTCTGCGCCTTCTTTGCTATCCGCAGCGAATAGGCCAGAGATATCGCCAAGTGCGCTCTTTAGCTTCTCTACCGCTGGCCAACTGTCTATATCATTTATGATAAACAGAGTCTTTAACGCCGCTTTGAGGTTGCTGATTTGGCCCTCAAGCGTCCCTGCGTTCTGCTTTGCAAACGAGCCAGCAGCGCCGCCGCCAGCCTGGTTACGCATGACCTGAGTGATGGCCTGTACCGCCGCATCGCTGCCGACCTTGCCCGCGGTGATCATCTTGATCACCTTGTCGGTGCGCTTCTGGTCATTCTTGCCCTTGACTCCGAGGATGACCGCCAGCTGGTCATAGACCTTGCGCGCCGGCAAGCCGAGCTCCCCGAGCTGGCCAGTTAGCTCCTCTTGCTGCAGCTTGCCCTTAGCGACGATCTGGTTGATCGCGATGATGGCTGACTTCATGCCCTCCTCGCCCTTGCCGCTCACCGTGGCAAAGTCGGCGATGGCCCCGAAGATGTAGCGCCGCTGGTCGAGCTGCTTGAAGTTGGTCGAGAGCTGAGACAGCGACTCGATCGCGGACTCGGGGGTGAAGATCGTTTTCTCGGCAATGCGTACCGAGTCCTTGATCTCCTTGTTCGCGGCCTGGACGCTGCCCAGGGATGCGGTCAGGCGCTGCCGCGCGCCTTCGATGAGCTTGACACTGTCAACCACCTGCCCGCCGACGTAAGCGCCAGCAGCTAGCGCCGCGCCGCCAGCACTGGCTAGTCCGATGGCCCCGAGCGCCCCGCCACCCGCGCGCGCCGGCCCGTTGTCGATGTAGCGCTGATGAATGCGCCGCTGGGCCGCTGCCGCGCGCTCCTCGGCCCGCTGCGCTGCGTTGATCCGGCGCAGCTCGGCGCGGAGCATGGCCGCTTCGGCCTGCTCCTTTTCGCGCACCAGCTTGCGGTCGAGCGCGATGCGGTAGCGAACAAACTGCTCCTCCTCGCGTTGGCTCTGCTGCAGGCGCCGGTACGCGGCGTTTCGCTTGGCTGCCTCGGTCTGATTGGCGGAGCGGATCGCCTCGGCCTGGATGCGCAGCTGGGCGGTTCGCTGCTTGTCCGCAGCTCGGTCTGCCTGCGCGGCCAGCCGCTGCCATTCGGCGGCGATGCCCGAACCTGAAGACGAGCTGCCGCGGCCGACCTTCGCCGGCTTGGACTCGAGCGACCCCAGGCCCTGGCGTACGCGCTCAGCATCGCGCAGCGCCGCTTGTACTGCGGGCCCGCCGATCCATCTCAGCCCTACGTCGTATGTCGTGGCCATGGGGTCACCTCTTCCGCTTGCTCAGGGTGGCCAGCAACATCGACTCGGCGGCAAGCAGGTAGCCCGCCAAGCCAAGGTCGGTGTCGGGCGCGTGGTCCTTCGCCCACAGCGCCGCGGCCGCGGTTTCTAGGTCTCCTCGGCTGCTTGCGTCTCGGAAGTGCTGCCAGGCGCCGGGCGTTGCCCAGCCTCGAACTTTTTTACGCGCACGATCCGACCTTCGCTGCCGAGTGTCGGCAGGATGGTTTTACCGAGCGCGATTACGAGGTAGGGGTGCAGCCGCGCGACCTCATCGCGGTTCGGCGAGTCGACCTGCTCGGCGTAGCAGTAGCGCTCGGCCGCACCCTCGGGCATAGTCTGGCCGCGCTTGCGCTGCTCGCTGTACTCCTCGGGGGCCAGAATGCGGGCGGTGAGCTCTATCGCCAGGCCGGCGCCGCTCGGCGAGTTCTCCGGCGTGCGGGCGATGATCTTGTACCGGCCGCCGCCGATGGCTTGGGCGTCACACTCCAGATTCCAGCCGCCGACCTCGGCAAAGCCGACGCCGATGCTGTCACGGGTGAACGGGGCGGCCTTCCACAGCGCGCGGAGGCGCATGCGCTCCGCTACCAACTCGGGCGGGACAATCTTATCGACCACTGCGCCGCCGGCCGCGGGCGCAGCGGGAGTCAGGAGGCACCGGATGGCGCACTCTTCATGGTGGGTAAACTTGCCGTTCCCCATATCGACCAGCGCGAGGTCCACATCCAGTTCGCTCGGGCGGCGGAACGCGAACTCGTCATCCCCGGCGCAGAGAACGAACACCATCCCCTCACCGTGGTACTGCTCTAACTTCTTGACTTGCTCTTGCGTGATCATTTGGCTTGGCCCCTTTCAGGTTGCCCCGTCTGACATGAAACCCACCGCGCACCCGGGGCCAACCTAAGCGCGCGGCGGGCTCATGTCACTGCGTCACGGCTTCCTGGGTGTACGACAGGAACGATGCCGAGAACTTGTTCTTGCTCGACATCTTGTCGAGGTTCACCGCGTCCTTCAGGAAGCGGAACTTGTAAAACGTGAAGCTGTAGAGGTTCGGATCATTCTCCGGCGTAGCATTCACGACAAGGGTGAATTCCTTGTTCTTCAGGTTGCTCCAGCCGCCGAATCGCTGGGATAGCAGCACCCACTGGCGCGTTCCGATGACCCCGGACGACTCGTAGGTCCTCTGACCACGATTGCGCTCCTGGGGGTCCTGCTCGCCCTGAAAGTGGGTGACATCCTCTTCTTGGTTGCAGGTGTATTCCATTGACTCGATGCCCGTCGATAGGGTCTCGCCGTCGAGCTGGAACTCGGAAACCGTGATGTCAATTGCTTGGCCGGTCGTGCCTACGTCGATCGCCATGGTGGTAGCCCCTTAGAGAACCTGGGTTCCCGAGATGATGCGGACCACGCCAGCGCGCCCGTCGATGCGCTTGACGTAGAAATTGAGCTGGAAATAGTAGGTGATGACCAGTCGGTTGTCGGTGTTGGTCCCATCGACGACCACTTGCACGCCAGAGCAGTTTCCTGGCTTCACCATCTTGTCGGTGAGAACCTGAGTCAGATCCTTCTCAATCGCCAGCTTGGCGCTGGTCTTGATCGTGCCGTCCGCGTTGCGCTGCTGCGCCGTGTTCAAATACTTGGTCTGCCGCAGGTAGGCATAGAACATGCCCTCGTCGAGCACGCGCCCGTAGACCAAATAAGTGAAGTCTCCCGTCGGCGCATCGAAGAGCAGACCCTCGCACTGCACCCCGGGGAACCCAGCCAGCAGATACAGGTAGCTGGACCGCGCGCCGGCCAGCGTTGCCGCCACGTCGGTCTGGTAGGCTTGCGTCACGCCGGTCATCTGGCCGCTGACGGTCTGGTCGCCTACGTCGATGCCGCTCGGGAGAGCCAGGGCGCGCGCGAACATGCTCCGATTGCCGTTGACAACCTCGAAGCGGGACGGCTGCGGCAGAGGCAGGGCTGAGACAAGGTTTTCGCTACCACCAAACAGGCTCAGACGCTCGCCCGACAGCGGCGCCAGGATGCCGGCGACCTGCGCCGCCCATGCGGCGTTGGTCTGGCCGCTGGCGGGCCCCTCGTATTCGAGTAGGATGCGGCAGTATTTCTTCGCCGCCTGCAGTTGGTTGCCGAACACATTCATGCTGGCGACCCAAGCGGGAATGGCGACCACCGGGATCGTCCCAGCGATGGCAATCAGGCCTACCATCTCCGGCCGCCCGATGAAGTAGGTCAGCGCCGTTGCGATGTCTCCGAGCGTGGACAGCGGCGCCGTGCACGTCAAACTGAACAGGTCGTTGACGTCGAAGACCCCGGCAAAGGTCAGCGTCAGGCCAGTTCCCGGGATGACGATGGCCCCGCCAATCGGGATCAAATACGTCGCCGAGTCGTATACCGGGACGCCGTTGGCCTTGCCCAGCGACACCCTAACCGCCGCAGTGCCCAGGGTGCCAGCGGCCACCACCTGGACGCTGACGTCGTATCCGTCATTCGGCGCACCGCTTACAGTCATCGTGCCGGTACTGCCGAAGGGCAGCGCGGTAAGCGCCTTTGCGCCAAGTCGGCCCGCGCCCGAGCCAGCAAGCGCACTGGTGAACTTGCCCGGGTTGTTGGCGGCGAGCGTGACCAGGTCGCTCTGGATGTTGATCGCGGTCTCAGTAGACAGCGGCTCGGCATTCGCATCGGTCGCGAGCTGAACATCGACAATCGTTCCGCCGGTGAGAGCCACGATGCGCGGTTGGCTGGCAGCCGGGATGGTCGTGCGCACCGAGATGCCTGCGGCCAGCGCCTGGACGCCAATGCGGCCGGCGGTCTCTGCGTAGGTCGATAGCGTCGTGCTGTTGAGGCTTGCGCCGGTCCCGATGGCGGTCGCACCCCATAGCGCGAGCGCGGCCGGAGTTCCTGTAATCAGCGCGGCCAGCGACGTGCCGGTCGTGGTGCCGGGAAAGTTCGTAATCAGGACATGCGACCCGACCACGGAGATCGCCTCGGCGCCGCCCGATACGATCTCAAGCTCCGCGCCGGCGACCTTGCCGGTAAAGAGCACGTCGCCGTTGAATGTAGCGCCAGCCACCAGCACAGCGCCGTAGTCATAAACCACCGTTCCGACGGTGGCCCCTTCGGTCTTGGTCACGGAACCGGCAACGCCCACGGTGCTAGTCGGGGTCTTGATCTGGTAGACGGTCCCGTGATTCGTTTCGACGAGCGCAGTCCCGGCATACTCGGTGCCGGGGCCCGTGCCAAAGTTGGTCAGGGCAGCGTTTATGCTGTCGTCGAGGAGAATCGCGTTCGCCGTTCCGCTTACCGTTGGCCCCACGACCAGGCCGGACTGCGCCGGCGATCCGGGGAAGTTGGCGCCGAGGTTATTTACCGCGACGAGATCGGAACTAGGTACCGTCGGCATCTTACTTCCTTCCCAGCGGCAAGCCCGCGGTCTGCTCGGCAAGCGCGTGCGCTTCGTCTTCGGTCAGGGTCTCATTGCTGTGACGCTGCGCAGCCATGGCCGCAACCAGCCACGCGGGCCAGCGTTTTTCCAGGCCCCACCAGGAGGCGGTGTGCTTGCCGGCGTGGGCCTCATGCGCGAGCGCATGCGCCTCGGCTTCCGACAGGACGCGGGCCGGGTCCGCTAGCAGCGCGAGTTTTGGGGCAAGGTCGCGGGGCCAGCGTTTGACCTGCGCCCAATGAGCCAGGGTGCCCGGCGGATGCTTGGCCGCCTGCTCGGCGCGCGACAGGGCAACGACTGGCAGCGCATGCGGAGCGCCGACCATGGGCAGCGCTCCCCGGACGCTCACGGCAGCACTGGAACGCTCGTCGCGTCGATCGAGTCGATCTGCTTGAAGAGGTACGGATCTTTCAGCACCATCAGCAGCGGCGTCACTCGGTACTGGAAGACGATTGCGCTCTGCCCTGGGTCCCCGCTGAACTGGCTCCATTGTTCTTCCTGTTCCTCTTCGTCGTCGAAGTCTGCCGGGCGTAACTGGTTCCAGACGATGATCAGTGCACGCAGGACTTCCTCGGCTTGGCGGATGTCGTCTGGGGTGATGCCGACCGTGTCTGGCTTATTGACGCGGCACTCGGCCTGCAGGCGCAGTTTGCGGACCGCCACGCAGCCGGCCGGCATGGCGGGCCCTTGGTACTGCGCGCCGCGCTGGATGCGCCCGCCGATGATTGACCAGATGAGCTGCAGCGACCCGGGCCGGCTCAGATTCAGCTGGCCCGTCTCAATGGCCCACAGGCCCTGGGGTCTTGGATCGGAGTTCAGCCGGTCGCGAAGAACTGGATTCAGTTTCTCCAGGATGTCGATCGCGCTATGAGGCCACGATGGACGGTTGATGCTCATCGCGCCGCCCCCGCATGCTGCACAGCCGCGGTCAACGCCACTCGCTCGCGGGCATCCCATGCGCGGGGCATGGGCTCACCGGGCTGCGGGAGGTGCTTGCGAGTCTCCATCTTCCAAGTCCCATCGCGCAGATACTTACCGTGCTCGGTGTTCTCGGCGACTCGTACCCGATAGAACGAGCCGCCGCCCGTGATGGTGTATCGATAATCCCCACGCAGCCGGCCCGAGCGGACCATGGGCGGTGTGTGCCCGTCCTTGGCTGGCTTGTAAGCAGCCCCGTGCACGTCGTGGCCCCGCGCAAATCCTGCATCGACCGACTCCCGCAGCGCATCCCTGGTCGCGCGCGCAGCCGCACCCATGACGCGCCGCTCTGCGGTCGTCACGTTGCGGACAAGCTGCGCAAGGTCATCGCCTCGGGGCATGTCGGTCACTGGCCCGTGATAACCAGAGCGCCATCAGCGGCACACCACACTTGGAGGTGCGTCGCCACTGGCGCACCTTGCGCAGACGGATTGTATCCGGGTGCGAATTTTTGGCCGAACTCCACAGATGCAGAATCAGATCCGCTGATCAGGTGGACGAAATCGCTAGCCGTGCCTGCGGGGGGTGCAGGGGTGGTAGGCTGGGCGGCGGGCACCGTACCGCCTGGTGCCACATAAACTGGCTGAACCAAGAGATTTGCATCTGAAGCACCGGTCTTTAGCACCGTGATCTTGAGGTACCCGACCTCATTGAAGGCGGTCGAGCCAACCGGGGCCAGGGTAAAGATCGCGCCCGTGGTTCCGGCCATCAAAACGGTTTTGTTAATGCGGCTCATTTGGCCTGTCTCCTAGTGAAACCGCGAGACGATGCCGGCGCGGTAGGGCGGCCGGGTTCGCTCGTAGTTAGCGAAAACGAAGTTGTTGGGATCTGGCTCGCTGTTGAGACCGATGTCGCCGAGGCTCTCCAATTTGAAGTAGGCCATCGCGCTCTTGCCGAGTTCGACCCAGGCTGTCGGAACGCTGCCGCGGTCTGAGGTCAGCCAGTGCCGCCCGAGATGGCACAGCATGGTCTTGTCTGCGTCGTCGATGACGTTGACCGGCTGGCCCGTGTTGCAGGCCCACTTGCGGAAGAGGGCCGACAGCGCGATACAGAGGTTGATCAGGTACGCCGGCGCGGTCGTCGTGAAAGTCCAGGTGTCGCCCAGCAGGAACGAGCTCGGCGAGCCGCTGCCATTGGCCGCTTGCAGCTGAATGCCCGTGATGCCGACCTCGTAGTCCCAACGCTCGTTGACCAACGCGTTCGGGTCGGTGAGTGTCGGGTCGCTGAAGGTCACGCCCGCATCCGTGCTGACGATGAGTTCAGCGACGCCGATGTCGCCCGGGGTCACAACCTCGACGATGCACGGGTAGGTGTCGATGACGTAGCCGAGCGCGCGCAGTGTGCCGGTAGACGCGCCGACATGCACGACGGGACCGATCTTGCCTGCCTGCTTGCCCGGCACATCGGCGCGCGGAATCGCCCCGAGCGGCGCACGCTCAAAGAGCTCGTTCGGCGTAAAGTAGGGCGTGCGGTCGATCATCGGATCTGGGCCTCGAGTACGACCGGTTCGTCATCGTCGATGCCGATGCCAGCGCACAGCACGACGCAGAACTCGCCAGCGACTTGCAGCGTCGACACCCGCACCGGCACCTGGCCCGCGACGGTCCCCATGTCGATCGTGGTCGGGGTGGCGCCGCGCGGTCCCTCGGGCTTCCAGTCCTTGTCATCGGGCCAGTAGCGGTACAGCGCATAGTCACCGCTGCCCGTCAGATCCGAGCGGAACCCGAACTCGATGCACGTGTACCCGTTCGCCTTGCTGTAGCGGGCCGCGAAGCCGTTACGGGCGAGAGCATCGAGCGCGCTGGGCGGCAGCCCGGGGGCGGGCAGGTCCGCCAGCGCTATCTGGGTGAGCAGTGGCATCGGCAGTTAGACCGGATTCACGATGAAGCGGATGGCGCGCTGGGCGATGGCCAGAAGGGCTTCGCCGAACGCATCCCAGCCGAATTCCACATCGCCCATGGAGGCGCGCAGGTGGTCGCTGCCGTTGGTTCCGGTGTAGTAGGCCGTCGGGTGAATGCTCGGGACAACCGCCACCGGGCGCCCCTCGCCGCGCGGGACGGCGAGCATGTAGCCCACCTTGCCGCGGTCCTGCAGGTTGCCGCCGAAGGTCGGCTGGGCGATGGTGCTGGAGAGCACCTTCCAGACCTGGACCTTGGCGGCACCCTTCAGGGAGTTCCCAACGCTCGCTGCGGCGTTGGCGCCGACCGCCTGCGCGGCGATGCCCTCCTGAAAAACCTGCTTAAGCTGGAACCCGAAGTCGTCGTCCGGCGCCAGGACCCACACCTCGACCTCGTCGGTGTCGAGCGTGACTCCGTCGGGGCCTGGCTGCTTGGTCAGGATGCCGAGCAGGCGCCGCATCTCGGGCACGTCGATGCCGGTGACCGGGATGTCGTTATAGAACGTGCTCTGACCACCGGGCAGCGACAGCTTGGCCGGGTTCGCCGGGTGTGGCGCGCTGGCAGGCGAGAAGAACGGCAGTTGATCCGGACGCCAGATGTCGTTGCGCGCGAAGGCCTCGGCCAGCACCTCATCCCACAGGATGATGCTGCGGTCCATCATGTCCGGCAGCTGCTCCTTGATGAGGCCCGCGATGTCGTTCTGCCAGACGACCCAGCTCTCGCGCTTGGCCGGCGGGCACCAGCGCTTGAGGTCGAGCACGAGCTCGATCGCGCTGAACTGCTCGATCGGCCGCGGCTGGCCCTGGGGCCACACGCGCGGGCGGCTCGGCGCTAGGCGGATCGGGAAGCGAACCCGCGTACCCGTCGCGGTCATTCCGTTGGCCATCGGCATGCCGACCCGCTCGGTGGTCATCTTGCCGGCGGTCGGGACCTGCGCGATCTGGGTATAGAAGGCGCGGTTCTGGCCGGCGAGCGCGCGCAGGTAAGCAGCGTTGACGCTGGTGAAGTAGAAGTCCAGGTCGGCATTGGGACCGACCATGCTGGTGGTGGTTGCCATGGGCCTTAGATCTCCACTTCGTAGAGGCCATCTTTGATGGCGCGCAGGGTGCCGCTCAGGTCATTGGCAGCGGCGGTCGCCTTGACAGTGCCGCTGGAGTCATCGAAGTACACGGCCTTCCCGACCAGCAGATCTGTGGGGAGGTCCCCGGCCTTGCCAGCGCACGCCGCGACGCCGCGTTTGAATACGGCCGGACTGTCATTGACGAGCACCAGGTCGGCACCAGCGGGGGCCTCGTAGTGGTTGCGCGACCAGCCAAGCATCGTGCTGCCGGCAGCGCCACTGACGTACGGGCGCGCCTTCCCGGCGACCAGCATCGTCAGCGCGTTCTCGTACAGGATCTGAGCCGCCAGGATGGTATGCGCTAGGTTGGGCGCCGCCTCAGGGAGGGCCCAGAACTCGCGAACCTGATCAGAGGTCTGCTGAGCCATTAGCCCACCTCCGCCGGCGGGCGGCCCTGGACACCACAGGCAGGCATGTGCCGCGTGACCGCATCGGCCGGCGGCTCCCAGCCCGAGAGCATGGACATCGCGGACTCGCGGGCGACCTGCTCGTTGAAGTCGAACGGTCGGAGCTTGCGCTCGACCTTCACGATCTCATCGACCTTGGCGCGCTTCTCGGCATCGAGCTGCGCGTAGGTGGCCGGCGCATTCTTGTTGGGCGGCATGGGAACATCCTTCAGGGTCTTTTCGAGATTGGCCGCGGTCGGCGGCAGCGGCGCGGACTCGCGGCCAGCCGCACCGGACGGCGCGATGGGGCTGGGGTTGGCGCTCAAGTAGGTCGCGTAGGCGATGGGGCCGGCGGCAATGAGCGCCTGGCGACGCGCCGCTGGGACCCGCTCGGCGCCGAAAGCGTCCAGCGTGGTCACCAGGAGTTTGCTGTCGGCATCGCTCAGCGCGGGAGCCTTGGCGGCCGGCGGTGCGGCTCCCGGGGTTGCGTCCAGCTTGGCCATGAGCAGCGCGCCGAGTTTGGCGGGGTCGGACTCCTTGAGCTCCGCGGCGAGCGAGGCCACCAGGGCGGCTCCGCCTTCGAGCGCGGCTCCGGACATCATCGCTTCATCCATCATGTAGCCGGCCTGGCCCATGTGGGCGGACATCATCTCCATCATCGGAGCCATGCCGGCGGTCATCTTCTGCGCGAGCTCCTTGTCGGCGCCATCGCTGTCGCCCAGGGCCTGGCAGCGCTTCATCGCCATCTGAAGGGCGGCGAAGCAGTCCATCATCATTCGCTTCTTGTCCATCGGGGGTCCTTTGGAGGGGGTGCCGGCAAGGCCGGATAGGATCGTAGGGAGGGGATTGAGCAGGCCCGGGTCAGTGACCAGGCCCGCGTTTTTGAACTCGAAGATCTCGCCGTCCTTGGTGTGCATCACCGCCGGGGAGATGAAGGGCCACTTGCCTTCGCGGATCTCCTGGGCGTACTTCGGCACCCACTGGATATCCGCGAACCAGACACCGTCAGCTCGGGTCTCCAGTTTGAAGTGCCCAACAGCGAAGCGATCCTGCGGGGCCACCGTTCCGACCGCCGCGTACGTCGAGTGCCAGAGGTCAAAGCACAGCGGGCGCCCGCGCCAGGCGTAGTTCGCCATGGCCTTGGCAGCGCCGGCCTTTGTCAGTTTCAGCGTGCCCTTGTTCGTGCCGTTGTCGCCCCACGCAAAGGCGCGGAACTCGGTAGGCGGCTCGGCCCCGATGCGCGGCAGCGGGATAACCGACATCGCGGCGCTTGAACTGTCGAGCAGGGCGACCAGGCCGGGGTGCGCGAGCGCAGGGGCGCTGACAGCTCCGCTCGGCTGGTCAATCTGCTCTGGCCCGATTGCATTCACGCAGCGCTAGACAAGCGCGGCAATCACTTGCTCGCTACGTCCGTATGCGCTAGCATGCGCGGCTATGTCTGACCGTCATTGCAACCTATATGCGCGAATCACCGACGACCAAGTGATCGCACTGGAGAAGGCCCTGGACGCACACGAGCGCAGAACTGGCATGCGCGTCACGCAGGCGCAGGTTACCCGCGCGGGAGCGGCGCAGTTCTGCCGCTCCGAGGGTATCGCATTCCCTGCCTTCATCGAAAAGGACAGCGCAAAGCGTAGATGCCCGCGCAAGCCGTAGCATGCGCCCGCATGCGCTCCTTGTAATCTCCGACGGTACGTCAACCCTGAGGCATGCCCTCAGTAGCCAGCCGTGCGGCCAATGCCTTCCTTGACCTGTTCCGCTCCAAGCCCCTTTTCATCCCCCCGGACCTGACCAAGCGCCCCGAGCTCACCGCGGCCGACTACCGGTCCAACCGCGAGATGTATCCGATCTACCCGCTCGCCGGGTGGGATCCTGAGCGCATCATTCAGATGCTTGAGCAGCACGATATCGGGAACTTTGTCTCGTCGGAGCTGTTCTATCAGGCGCTGCGCAAGGAAGGGTTGATATCGGCGGCGCTGGCGATGCGTCGCGAGAGCGCGCTGGAGTACGCCGGGACCCTGCAGTGCCCCAAGGAGGCGCCCCCGGAGATGCACGCCTGGGTGCAGTCGCTGTCGCGGAACTGGCAGACGGTGTTGCCGGACGCTGTGCGCGGCGAGTGCATGGAGCGCATGAACGTCTTTGGGTTCGCCGTCTGCCGCATCCAGTGGACATGGGAGAGCGGCCAGCGCCAGCCCATCTTCCACCCCTGGACGCATTCGAGCCTGCAGTACCGGACGGACCTAAGCAGCCCCGATAACCCCGTCTATCAGGGGCTGAGCGAGGATCGCGGCGTCGAGTACATCAACAACGATGGCCGGGAATGGGTGGTCTTCTCGCTGGGTGGGACCAGGCCCTGGCTGGGCGGCATGCTGCGCGCGCTGGCATTCGTCTACTTCGGCATCATCACGGGCGACGACCGCTGGCTGAACTTTAACGACAAGTTCGCAGAGCCAATCCGCATCCAGTACACGCCGCGCCTGATGCGCGAGTCCGCCGAGGCGCAGCGCCTGTATGAAAAGGTCGAGTGGATGCGGGGCGGTGACCTCCATGTGCAGCCCCGCGAGGAGAAGGATAAGGGCTACGACTTCCGGTATGAGCAGGTAGACGCGCAGGGCTTCGAGACGCTAAAGGAACAGCTTGAGCGCTTCGACATGCGCGCGGCGATTATCATCCTGGGCCACAACCTTCTGCAGCAGGTCAAGGGCGGCTCGCTGGCTGCAATGAAAGAGGCCAAGGGACTGCTGCGCACCAAGTCAGTTACGGACCTTCGTAACTGCTCGTCGGGCTGCGAGCCGTTGTCCAAGGTCTGGGCGCGCGCCAACTTCGGCACAGACCCTGGCGATTTCCCCGAACTGGGCGGCCGGCTCCCCGAGCAGGTCACCTGGTCGCTGATCTATGACACCACCGACCCCGAACTCAAGGAACTTGCGGCGGCGCGGGCGGGCAAGTATGCCGACGCATACGACAAGTTTTTCAAGGCCCTGGCGGCGGCGGCCGATGTGCACGGGGCTGACGGAGGCGAGGGAGACGACCTCCCCGAGGTACTGGCAACCGCGGACTTGCCAGGCAAGCCCCCCGCGCTCGCTACTCCCTTGCCCGAGAAGCCGTCGCCCGCTTTCGTGCGCGCCCTCATTTGCTCTATCGACTGGCACGAAGCCGCCGAGCGATGCGGGCTGCCGATGAAGGGCGGCGAGGAGAGCTACAGCCAGGACGATGACGACGAAGCCGAGCTGGGTGCGGGATGGACCAAGCCCAGGAAGCTGCGCGGCGCGGGTCGCGCAGCCTTGCTTGCTTCCAAGCCCATGGCCAAGCTACTCGACGGCCGCTTCCGCATTGGCCCGCACGGCCGGTCGCAGCGCCTGAAGGACCTTACCGGCATCGCCAGCGTGGCCGTGTTCGACCTCATGGGCCGGCTGCTCATGGGCAAGCGCCGCGACTCGGGGAAGTGGACCATGCCGGGCGGGCACCTCGCGCCAGGAGAGGGTGCCAGGGTTGGCGCAGCTCGCGAGCTTCTCGAGGAGGCCGGGATTGCCGCCTTTGAGCTGGAGCACATCGGCAGCGGCACGCCTGGCCGGGGCCTGCTCGTGCACTGCTTCCGGTGCGAGACCGGCTGCGCGCCGGATAGTTCAGCCGACCCCGATGAAGAGGTCGAGCGCTGGGAGTGGCTGGAGATGCCGCTACCGGCCGCCGTGGTCGCCAACCTGCACGCGCCGCGCAACGTGACCCTTGCGCTGCTCGGGCGGCCGGTTGGCGAGGTAGTTATCTATGAGCGAGCGCGGGTGGCGGGGCTGCTGTCAGCGTAGCAGAGGATAGAGCCCGGGACTCTACCCGTGGCCGAACAGCCAAACAAAGACAAGCCCGGAACATCTGCCAGCGCTCTGACTATCTCTTCTGCTGTCTTCATGCTCTCCTCCCCGCCCACGGCTTGCTCATCCTGCGCTGGGCGCGTTTGCCGGTGATGCGGTGGCCAGCTGCACGCGGTGTCCGCGGCAGCGCTTCCATGACCGGGCTCGTATAGGCGTAGCGCTCGGGTGGTTCCGGCGTGCCAAAGATAAGCATTGACTCCCTGCGCTCGCGGTCCTCTCGACGTGCATCCTCGATAAGATCAATCACCGACTGCGGAAACAGCGCATAGATGCCATCCTCTCGCACCTCGAACGTCGTCATGGTGATGGCTGTGCATGGATAGTTGGTGCTCTCGTATGGGTAGAAGCTCTCCTGAACCGATGCGACCGCGTCAGGGTTTATCGCGATCTTCTTCCCGCCCACCTGGGTGACCTCGACGAGCCCGCTCACGACAGCGCCTCGATCGCCGCCCGCACGTCCTTCGCGGCGGGGCCGGCGTGCACGTCGAGGTCTAGGGCGGCGGCGATGCCAGGTAGGATGCGACGGGCGTTGTCGTGGCAGGTGATGGTGGGATCTTCGAGCAGCGCCACGGCAACCTTCTGCATCGCCTCCCCGATGGGGTCGCGAACCATTGGCAGCGCGTTCGCCGCCTTGCGCAGGTGGTGGACGGCCTTTGGGATGTTGGCGGGGGGCTTGGACTGCTCGCGCTGCTGCTCGCGGGCGATGCGGACCTCTTCGGTCAGCGAGGTTGTGCCGCCGTTCTTCAGCGCCTCGGCAAGCTCGTCCAGCGCCGCACGGCGGGTGTCCTCCAACTGCTGAATGCGCTCGCGGTCCTGCTCTTCTCTGCACTGAAGCTGAGCCAGTTCATTGCGGAGCTCGACAGCTTCAGCCTCCGCGCCGCCGGCTGCTCGGACGCGGGCTAGGTAGCTGTCAAACTGCTCGCCGTGGCCGCGCGTCAGCCGCTCCGCATGCTCGATGAACTCGGCGGGGGTGCGGTCGGGGAGCGGAAGCAGGGCGAACAATCGCACTGACAACCGCGCCCTAAACTCGCTGTCGTCTTCGCCCGCTTCGCGCTTCATGACCTCAGGGAGTCTCATGCCGAGTGTGTCGAGCTCGAATGCTGTCATGGTCGGCAGGTCAGCCTGGACCTTGGCTAGATCGCCGACCTGGAAACGCTCCGGGGTCTTGTCGCCATCCTTGACGCTTGCCGGCTGTTCTCGTCGCTCGCTAGGTCCTGCCTGTGTGCCATCGCGCTCGAACTCAGCCACCGCGGCCTCAACATCCTTCCCGGTGGCGGTCGCTTGCGCCGTCACTACGATAAAATCTCGGTCCCTGGTCACGCTCGCCTGCTGCTCTCGTCGCTGCTGTCGGTCTTTGCTCATGGGATTACCTTGTTCCTTCGGCAATAGGTTTCATATGTTTCCAACTCCGCCACCCTCGCCCGCAGCTGGTCGCGCTCCATGACGATCGGCCCAAGCAGCGGCCCGTGGTGCTCGTCGAGGTCGGCCTTGGCGCGGGCGAGCTCGGAGGCGAGGCGGTCGCGCTCTCGTTCCCACCCCGCAAGCCGGTTTAGTGCATCCGTCGTCTTGCAAAGCTGGTCGTAGGCGCGCTGCTCCGCATCTCTAAACCTCACCTGCGCCTCCCCCGCCAACCTCCGCGCATGGTCGAGCTGTTGGCGTAGGTCGGCGAGCTCGGGCACTAGCAGGCACACCAGCTGCTCACGGAGGTTGACCGGCATCGGCGGGATAAGGTCGGTGGCCTTGCGGAGGTAGGCGGACCAGGGGCGGGTCATGGTGCGGCCTTGGCCATCTCTGCGAGCACTCGAGCCCACGGCACAGGCTCGCCCCATTCCTCAATGGGGCGAATTGCGGTGTACTGCTCTGGGATGCGCTCGCCAAGCCGGTCACGGACGATGAGCCGCATCGGCATCGCACTGCTGCCGGCAGGTGGTCGCAGTTCCCACAGGGGCCACGCTAGGTAGGCCGCTGCAGGCACTTCGTAAATCGGACGCGGTGCCACGTCCGCTGCGGCCCTTATCTCGTCCAGTTTGCCGCACAGCCAGCGAATGGCCTCGTAGGCGAATGGGTCGAGCGGCTGACGCGCCTCGGTTGTCAGGATGTGCTCGTGTAGCTCTTGAAATGTCGTCTTCATGTTGGCCCCTCTCATAACCACCGGGACCCGCGCGAGCCGCCGAATCCCGGTGTTCGTTGTGGCGTTCCGCCTAGGCTCGCGCGGGCGGCTGCGACCGTGCGTCTTAACTGTTCTTCGTCTACGTCTGCAGGGTCTGCAGGGTCGTTTGTCAGTACGTCATTTCCCCCGACCGCAGCGTCCACGACGTCCTTTTTGATCTTTCGGTTCTTAATCGTGTTCCTACCGAACTGCACATGGTCCAGAAGAAAGGACGTATGCCAGTCGTGCAGCGTGCTGACATTGGAGATGTCCAGACCTTTGATGGTGACCTTGTTTCCTTCCGCGTCATGCACCTCGAAAGGTTGAGTCAGTAGTTCGGCCACGCCTGCGCTGTCGTGCGTGCGAGCAAGGCGGACTTCCTTGCGTTCGCACCGAGCCTGATAGGGCTTCGAGCGCGTGATCTTGTCGCCCTTGTCTGCGGTAAGCGTCACCTGGTAGCCATGGGCTGCCAGCCACCGCGCCAGGGCCGACTGCGCAAAACCGGCCAGCCCGGCGTCTTTTGGCAGGCGAATCTCTACGTCCTTGCCGTCGAGCTGCGCCACAGCCTTGATAGCGCGCTCGACGTGGGCCTGGCTACCGCGAAACCTAAGCAGGTCGGTCACGGTGACATAGTTATCGACGCCTTGTTCCATGCGGATGCCCGGCGTCCAGTCCGCACCATCGCTCTGGCTCCATGCGCAGTCCCAGCTGCGCACCTTGCGCACGCCAGATTCTGGCCGCTCATATTCTATAGGAGGCCAAAAGAACTCCTTCTTAAAATACTTCCCCGCTTCCTCCGTCGCGTGCCAATTTCCGTCCCAGCGCCGCAGCTGCTCGATCTCGCTGTAGCCGCTCATGGTCCGCTCATACTGCCGGCGGAACTCAGGATTAGGATGGTCCTTGATGAGCATCTGCACAAAGGTCAGCGAGCGCGGCGGCACCGGTTGCCCATCGCTCCCCTTGCGGCAGTGCGGCAGGAGTTCGGCGGGGTCATCGCTGAACATGTACTCGCGAGCGGTTCGGACAAACCAGCGCACCTTCCCGTCCATCTCGGGAACCGCCCAGCCGTCCTTATCGATCCAGCCGCCGGCCTCAAGCATCCTGGTTAGCCAGTGCTCCTTCCCTTCAAGCGGAGGGTTGGCGGTCGCAATGACACGCGGCCGCACCCCGGCCATAGTCCGGTTGCGCCCGGCGACGCTTTCAAACTGGTCTCCAGTTACCTGCTCGACCTGGTCGATACCCACGATCGCCGCCTGCAGGCCATCCCACTGGCCCGGCTCACCCACGAACGAGAGATCCACGGTCGCCCCGGTCGGGAAGGTCCAACGCTTCTTGGGCGTCTGCTTGTAACCGCCAAGGCCATCAGGATGCAGCGAGCCGTAGAGTTTCTTGCATTCGTCGACCATGCCGTCGGCCTGTTCAAGCTTCGGGTTGCTCTCAGCGAACAGGACAGTCCGGCAACCGTTGACGCTCAGGTACTCAGGCTGCAGCGGCAGCAGTCGGATCGTATGCGACTTGCCGCCGCCGTTGCCGCCGCCACAGATGCAGATATCCGCCTCCGAGCGAAGCGCTTTGAGCTGCTTCGGGCTCACCTGGAAGTGCTGCGCCGGATGCGGCGGTGGCGCTTGAGTGCGTCGAGCCACTAGTTATCCGTCGATGGCGTCGCGCCAAAGGTCGGCAGCGCAAACCCGGGCGCAGAGCCTTCCGACTGCTCGCCGGCCTGGGGCTTGGTGTCGAGCTTCAGCAGCTCAAGCGACATGCGGATCGCGCTGTGGTAGCGCTTCCAATCAGCATCCTTATCGGCCCTGGCGTCGCGCCGCTCCTGGGAAACCTCCCACCGCAAGACGCGACGCCGTTCGTCCGGGTCGGCGGGCTCGGCATCGGGAATCACTAGGTCGGCCGGCACCTCAGCCCGCAGCCCAGCGCGCGCGAGCTCGGCCCTGATGGTGTTCGGGGCGGCATCGCAGCCCAGCCCCTTGAGCCATTCAGCCAGCGCCCGCAGCGTTTCTCCGGCTCGGTGGCGCCGTATCAGTTCGGGGACGTGTTCAGGTTCAATTGCCCGTCGGTTAGCCATGGATCGTGCAACTTGTGCAGGTTTTGCGCAACATAGCTGTTCAGGTTGTCAAGATCAAGCTTTGCCCGCACTTCGCACATAATAATCTTGACAGCTCACCCAGATAAAGCTTGGCAGGACACACACGGGACAGTCCCGGCCAGGTCCCGAGCTCATCCGCGCGTTACTAGCCCTAAATTATTCTCCGACGTGTCACTTGACTTTCACTTCGCCGCATGGCAGCCCATCGGGCGTGGGGGCCACCAGCAAGGCCCTCTTCGGACCTACTGCGTTGTCCGAGCCCGCTGCTATCTACCCACAGACAAAAACCAACACACCGCCCTTTACATCCGCCCCAACCTGCGCTAGTTTCCCGCCCATTATGCAGGCAGCGCCGTCTATGAACTCTCGCAGGCCACCCCGTCAGTCGACTCGTCCCCACAGGGCTGCTACCACGTCAAAGGCG